TAATCAGATGGCAGGATATTCCTAGTGAGTATTGGTCCTGCATGCCGAAGAATTTCATTGAGGAGCAAAAAAGTATTCGTTGATAGCCAATGGCCGAACAACAGCCCGAAATAAGGATCAAAACTGCGTTTGGCGAAATATCGGCAGGAGGGGGAATCGTGTTCATCGTGATCGCGCTCGCGGCCCTGACCGGCATGGCTGCGTATGAGCACTTCAAACGCTTCCACGAGCACGTCCACATTCTTTGCGGCATACGGCTAAACGCCTATTTGTATACGATTCCGAAAGGGGAGGACATCACCTTGCAACAGATACCGGCGGAGTACTGGGAATGCCTTCCGCCAAACGTGCTCAACCGACAAAAGCAACAATGAGGAAACCATGAGAATAAAGTGTTCGCAATCGATAAGATGGCCGAGGACATTCGATTCGTCCTGCGGTTTTTATACGGGTTTTTTCTGGGAGTGATGGGCGAGTGGTTTTATCTGGCGCTTTTAGTATTGCTGATCCTGATCGTATGGGTCGTGATTGAGTGGATAGTGAAACACGTCAGAAAACTAAAACGCCGTTAGAGATGCATGCAATTGTCGACAGAGCCTTCGAAGAGATCGTCGAACAAATGACCGTGATCTTAATGCAAGAGCTGATGTCCGACGATCGAAACAATCGCCACGCCGAGGCCGAGCGCAGATTTCAAAATGGCTTGACGCTCGCAATGCGCGCGCGCGACCGCATCAAAGAGCTTATGGGCAAGGAGATTTAGCATGAGCCATCCACCACCATCGGACTATGAGCCCGCGCCGCCGGCGGGCGAAGAGCCGCCGTTGCCAGTGCCGGCGTCCAATTTCGATCAGGCATTTGCCGAGGTAATCGGCCTGGAGGGTGGCTATGTGCACGACCCGGACGATTACGGCGGCGAAACGAATTGGGGCATCAGCAAGCGCTCTTATCCCGAGGTCGATATCAAGAATTTGACCCAACGCGGGGCCAAGGCGATTTATCTGCGCGACTATTGGAACCGGATGCGGCTACCCGAAGTCGACGATCAGGATATTGCGATGGAAGTTTTCGAGCAGGGGGTCAATCTAGGCACGTCAAGGGCGATCACAAACTTGCAGAAGTCGCTCAATATCGTCGGCGACTATCCGATCCAAGTAGATGGTGTGATCGGCCCGGAAACTTTGGCGGCGATCGATGATATCGATACGCCCGAGGAAAAAGACGCGCTGCTCAAATGTTTGAACGGTTTTCAATTCAGCCACTATATAGACCTGGTAGAGAATAACCCAAAACAAGCAAAGTTTCTTGTCGGTTGGCTTAGGCGCATAGCATGAAAAAACTGATCCCCATTCTCGGTATCTTGTTGTTTATCTGCGCGTTGCCGTTTCTTTATGGGCAGACGATCACCCTGCCGGGAATGACCGAGACGACCACGTTCAACGCCAGTGACATCCTGTGGATCGTCATCAATCCCGGAACCACACCGGCAAGCCGAAAGATCACGGCGGCTAATTTATTAAAGCGCAACAGCTCGTGCGAGATCGGGTTCGGTACTCCAGGCGCGACCGACGCGCTGCAGGACGGGTACGATCAACCCGCGTCGTGCGGAAATATAACCGGGTTTGATGCGACGATCACGGCGGTTGCCTGCTACGCGGACGCCGGGTCCCCGACCGTCACGCCGATCCTCACAGGCGGCAGCGCCACGTCCATCGTGACCGGGGCCATCACCTGCGGCAACGGCTCCTGGGCGGCTGGCACGGTTCAGTCGAGCCCCGTCCCGGTATTGAAAACATTCAGCGCCAATGGGGCCACCTGCTCGTCGACTCCGTGCGATCTGGCGGCGAACATCACGGCGGCGAATACCGCGAAGTATATCGTCGTGCGCTTTACGTTGTCGGGCCGATGAGAAAAATGAGGTTCAGGATGAAGTATCGACTGTCGTGGTTAGCCGCCGTTTTTTTGCTGGCGCTTTGCCCGGATGTTTCCTTTGCGACAGCGCTATCACGGACTATCCCTTACGCGGAATCGATCTGCTCCAGCGACGCGAACGTGTTTTTCTGCGAGGACTTCGATGGCCAGGACATCACCCCGATTCCCAGCAGTTGCCTGGGCAACTACACCAACCCCGGCATCGAGACCAAGGATATCTGTTTTCCAAACGGGGGTAGCCATCAGCTTTCCACCATCCCTATTTCCGGTTTTAACCAGTCGAGCAACCGGGTGTGGCGCTGCGCAAAGAGCACCGGCTACGTCGACATCGACACCGGGGTCAACACCGGAACCGGCAACTGCGCCGTGGCGGGATGGTTAAAGCCTGCGATCCTCGGGACCGGAGCGCGGGAGTGGTACGTGCGGTTTCAGGTTTATTGGCACACTACCCACACTTGGCCCGCCGACTACGATTACAAGTTGCTCGGTTGGAGTCTGCCGCGAGTGTTTGAGGACCCGCCATCAGCCGAGTACGAGGCCGGGATTTATGTTCACCAGGATTTCGCTTGCCAGATTTCAGGCACCTGGACGAACTTCAACGACGTGCCGACGATTCGCTATAGCAACGTCTTCCAGCAGGCGCCTTACCAAGGGGAGTACTGCCCACCGCTAACGCCAGGAGCTAATCCGGATGGGGCACACTCGCCACGACTACAGACAGGGCGCTGGTACACGATCGAGCTTCACTACAAGCTCGGCACCGACGCAGGGACGGGCCGGATGCGGCTGTGGATCGACGACATTTTGACCTACGACTTTTCTCGCCCAACCTGCGTAGCTCCATGCGCGGACTTAGGCTATATTTATGCGGCTCTGGGCTTCATGAACCCGGCCGACACGGCGACGGGTTACGCCGAGTTCGACAATCTCGTTTACTCGCGGGCCAAGATCGGCTTGCCTGGAGGAGGCGCGCCTGCCCCAAGCGGGACCATAGATTATGTTGCCTCGAAAAACTCGACGACGGCCACGGCCAAAGCGGTCCTTGGGAGAACCTCAACAACCGGGGCCGTCGAGCTCAAATTCACCAGACTCGACACAGCATCTTATTTGATCGGCTCGGGCACAGTGCGGGTCGTCGCCGAGCGGATACCGGACAATGGCACTAGTGCGCTCGCATCGCTGACCGGGGTAATCAATGCCGACTATCCGGTAGTCGGCAACACCATCACCATCATTCTGCCTACCTTTGGGGCGACTGAAGCCTACATAGTCACCCTGACCACAGGGACGGGCGGCAGTCCGCCTTCGCCGGTGAGCACGACCGACAACCTTACCATCGATATGTCGCTCGACGGTGGACCGGTAACCTATCGCGGCAGCGGTTTTTTGCATCACGGAATTCTAGCCGCCTCTCCTTCGGATGCCTTAACGACGCCTATGAAAACCAAGATGGTCCGGTGCGGAGCGGTTGGGGCCAACGATGTTTGCAACGCGGTCTATAGTCGCGTTTCGGGCCTCGGCGCCAAACTGCAACTTCTACTGTCGGATAATTTTTACCAGGCCCCTTGGCCGGGAGACGGCGGCAACTGGACCAACTGGGAAAACCAATGCAAAAATAAAGTGAATGCGTCGGTCACGGCAGGCCGGACCTTTGAGTGGGATATCTGGAACGAGCCGAACCAGACAAACCCGTTTTGGGGAGCCGCGGGTGGACAGTCGCAATGGTTCGAGGCGTGGAAACGCTGCTTCAACATCATTCGGGGGATTCTCCCCGGCGCGGTGATTGTCGGGCCTAGTGTTGGTCCTTGGGATCAAACGTATATCGAACAGTTTTTGAGTTACGCTCAAGCCAACAACGTTTTGCCGAATCGATTGTCGTGGCACGCATTTTACGGCGGTCCTGAAGTACAAACGAATGTCGCTGCCATACGCGCCTACATGAGCGCCAATGGCATCCCGGCAATACCGATTTCGATCAACGAGTACGCCGGCCCGACCCAATTTACAGCGCCGGGGCCAATCATTCATTACCTTGCGGCATTCGAGCGTGCGCAGGTGGACAGCGCAAGCCATGCGTGCTGGGACGATGCCGGGACTGACACCGGCAACGCTTGCTTTAATACCCCAGCGACCCTGAACGGGCTCCTGACCACCAATGGATTATCGGCGCGCTCATCGTGGTGGGCCCATAAGGGCTACGGCGACCTGAGCGGCCGGATGGTCGGATTCACGGCGACGGGAAGCCCGAGCGGGCTTGTTGTAAGCAGCAGGCGGCGCGTTCATTAAAAAATTAGGGAATTTCCAATGTGGTCAACTACGGGCGTCAAAAATAAGTTCATGCAGGTCACCGCCGCCGATTCGACAACGGTCGGTCTCACTGCCACGACGGCTGGCTCATTCATTGCCGTGGCCTCGGCAGTTTATTCCGCTGGCGGCGTCTCCACCTTGGCGGTGAGCGATGGCGTCAATGGTGCCTATACGCAGAGTTTTTATCAAAACAACGGCGTTGATGCGGGTTGCGGGCTCCACTTTTTTCCTAACAATGCGGGAGGCAGTTTGACCATCACAGTCAATCCTTCCGGTTCTTCGGCGGTGATCAGCGTCGCCGCTCATGAGTTTCTTGGCGGGACTTTGGCAAGCGGGTCACCATCAAGTCAAAGTTCCGCCGGGACGACGCTGACGCCAAATGCCATCTCGCCACCGGATAATGACGTGCTCGTCCTCGCCGCCGTGCAAGTTTCGCAAGGTAGCGGAACGATCACCGAGAACGCAGGCAGCGAAGGCTTTACCCTAAGCAACGACCAGGAAACTTCTCTTATCTCGTCATTTGTTTATAAAATCATCTCGGGCGCACCCGGCTCGGTGGTACATACTTGGTCGTTCAGTCCAAGCTCGGGTTATTCCGCTGGCATCGCTGCGTTTAAGCCGACCGCAGTCGTGGGGTGGGGCGGACTCCTGGCGCACAAGTCTAATCGGCTCGTCGTGCCGTTGGCGCCCACGTAAAAAAAGGAAAGGGATTTTTATGCCACAAGATATCGCACTCGGTGAGTTTGGAGATTGGAAATTCTGCACCGTCGCCACGACCGGTGTTCCAACTACATTGGCGGGATCCCCTTCCGTTGCCGCGTATCCGGACAACAGCGCCACGGAAATCACTGCCGGTATTACTCTCACCGTGGACTTCGACAGCAGGACAGGACTGAACAACGTCCACGTCGTGGCGACCGAGGCCAACGGTTACGCGCCTGGGATCAAATACATTCTGGTCGTCACGGCAGGAACGGTTAGCGGCGCGTCAGTCGTCGGCTATGTCGTGGGGGAGTTTACTGTTCAGAACAAGATAAGCGGCATCGCCGATGGTGTCTGCGGGGCCGGCGGGAGCGCCACCAGCATTGTCACTTCATCCTGCACTCCAAACGCCGGGGCCGCTGACTCGTTCAAGGGGCGGATCGTCATCTTTGACCGCAACACAACCACCGCAGCGCTCAGGTGCCAAGCTACAGACATCACGGCTAACACCAGCGGGGCGACTCCGACTTTGACAGTAACAGCACTTACGACTGCACCAGCTACAGGCGATAGATTTAGGATTTATTAAATATGCCGACCGAAGCATGGATCAGAACCTACCCGCCGAAAGTGGGAATAGGGAAAGGCAACCCCGAAGCTGAGAAGTACGGGCGAATGTGGGCGCTGCCTGAGTATCGGGCCGTGTCGCCGGGGGAGGAACTTGTTCCGGTGTTCATGGGCATCGCCAAGCCAAAAGTCGGCGCGGATATCATCGATTTCGGCTGCGGCACCGGCAGAGCGTCGATGGCCTTCGCCAAGCATGGCCTGAACGTGACGATGGTGGATTTCGTTTCGAACTGCCTCGACGATAATGTCAAGGAAAAACTCGGCAGCAAATTCATGAAATGGGACTTGGAGAACAGGTTGCCGATCGCCGCCGAGTACGGCTACTGCACCGACACGATGGAGCACATTCCACCCGACAGCGTCGACACGGTTCTCAACAATATTTTGCTTGCCGCCAAGCACGTCTTCTTCGCCATCCCTGGATTTCCCGACAAGCTCGGAGGTCTGATCGGAGAGCAGCTGCATCTGACCCAGCACGATTTTAGCTGGTGGAAGCAGAAGTTCGTGGAGCGGGACTGCAGGATCGAGTTCGAGCAGGATCTTGAAAACACCTCGCTATTTTATGTCTCGGCGTGGCAGGACGGGCAATCCATCATTGACCACGGAGAGCTGAACGAGGCGCAGGAAAAGATAAGAAAGAACGTGGAAACAAATTGCGCCAACGGGTGGGAGCAGGTCACCCCGCACCAGACCAACGACTATGACGTCATGATCCTCGGCGGCGGCCCGTCGCTCAATGATTATATCGATGAGATCAAAAAGAACCGGGCCGAGGGGATGAAAGTCGTCACCCTAAACGGGGCTTATAACTGGGCGGCGCAACACGGGATCGTTCCCTCGGCCACGGTCTGTGTCGACGCCAGGGAGTTCAATGCGCGATTCACTCACCCGGTAGTCGATGATTGCAAGTATCTGATCGCGTCGCAGTGTCACCCTTCTGTGCTGGAGGGATTGCCTCACGACAAAACATTTTTGTGGCATACCGGCTCGGAAAAGATCGAGGACATTCTGAAAGAACGATACGGAGGCTGGTGGCCTATTCCCGGTGGGTCGACGGTTTTGCTCAGGGCGATTCCACTTCTGCGGACACTGGGCTATCACAAGTTTATTTTGTACGGCTGCGACTCGTGCGTGGTGCGAAATCAGGACGACATGGATTTGATAAAGTCTCACGCATACGAGCAGCCGGAGAACGACAAGGACCCTTTACTGCCGGTGGTGGTCGGCGGCAAGACGTTTTGGTGCACGACATGGCAAAGCGCGCAAGCCACGGAGTTTATTAGCTTGTGCGATTTCCTGGGTGAGCAGATCGAGAATCTAGAAGTGAGAGGCGATGGATTGTTGGCTTGGATTATTGAATACGGGGCTAGTCTTGAAAATTTGTAGCGTTGAGGGATGCGCTAAGGAGTGCCAAAAATGGCGGCGCATGTGCGGGGCACATTGTAAGCGCGTGTGGCGTTATGGCAATCCATTTGAACCCAATCGAGTCCTTTGTTGGACCGATGAACGCAGAGCGAAATTTAAGGCATCTCAGCGAGCACATTTTGCCGCGATGAATTATCCTACTATCTGTAGTGTAGATAACTGCGGCAGAAAAGTGTTGGCATTAGGCTGGTGCTCGTTGCATTATTCGAGAATGCGCCGCCGCTCATCTCTTGAAAAGCCGCCTATGATGCCCGAAGAGACACGACGAAAAATATCGCTTGCGAAGATGGGATCAATTGGACCGTGGACCGGCAAGAAGCGCGGGAAGCTACCGGATCAATGGCGCCAACGAATCAGCGCAGCAAACAAAGATAGACCCAAGACACCTGAACATGCGGCTAATATTCTCGCCAAGCAATGGCATGGTCCGAAGCCGATTTACAAGGGGCAGCAGTTTCGTTCGTCTTACGAAGTGCGATTAGCGAAGGCGTTTGATGCTAGAGGAATCAAATGGCTCTATGAACCGACGCGGTTTAATTTAGGAACGTGCAGCTATTTACCTGATTTTTATTTGCCACAACTAAAGTGCTACTGGGAGGGGAAGGGTTACTTCTCGGATGAGGCAAAAAACAAAGTCACTCTGTTTCGGCGACTCCATCCAGACAAGCCTCTCATAGTCGCTACGAAGCAGGTTATCAAGTTAATGGAGGTATCCAATGGCCGGAGCATGGAAGCTCAAGTGAAGGGCTTCGTCGTGCAGCAATGCGCGGCAAGTAACGGCGTGAATTCGGGGGACCCTAAGCCGAGAGGTACGGCAATCCCGAGCCAAGCGAAGCAGGAATGCTTTGAAGGTGTAGAGACTAGAGCGAGTAGGCCAGAACGGTTGAAAACTCCACGAGCGCGCCGCATCCCGCAAGGGATGAAGATATAGTCCCAGCCTCCGTGGAAACGCGGAGTGACCGGATAAAGAGCCGGTCAATTAAGATTTGTTACACGAAGGCTAAAAGAGCGCTTGGGACCGGGGGTGTGGCCTGCGGTTCGGGTGGCATCACGCTGGGTGCGGGAGTCTTCAAATTGACCTTGCACCGACCTAGCGCGTCGGCAAACATTCTGAGAGTTACCAACGGCGGGATCTCGACTTACGCCAGTGTGACAGGTGAATGCTCTGCGCGTGGGCGATATGTCGTTGGCGGGCTTGCCATCGGCCCGGCAACCGGAAAATGGACGGTTGGAGCGTCTACCAAGGCGATGAAGTTCACCTACACGACTATAGGGTGGGTCGTAACCGCGAGCGGTTCGACGATCACGAATATCAAGTACGCGGTCATCAGGACTTCAACCGGAGCGACAGCGGGCAAGGTGGTTTGTTTCTGTACGTTGACGGCTACGGCGTTCAATCTTACGAGCCCAAATACGCTCACTGTGATTCCCGACGCGAACGGAGTTTTTGCATTAGCTTAGGTCAAACGTAAATAAATAAGCGGCGACGAATCAAACGCTGGAGAGGAGAGTTAAATGGCGTTTCGGCTCTACCTTGTCCCGGCCATCGGCGCCGGCACATCGCAGGACCCGCGCAGGGCGAAGTACGTTTCCAATATCGGGGCAACTTACAGCTCGATGGACTACGGATTTCAACCCGTGTTCATAGCAGGCGCGGACCTGTCGCCTGCAAGCGACGCCGCGGTCGTGGCCAACGCCGACGCCTTCGGCTTCCCGTTCGACCTCTCCCCGCAGTTGAGCGGTGGGGACGCCAATGTGGCGAGTAATACTCTGGAGTCCTTCTTCATCCCGGCTCACTGGATCACCGGTTCGCTCACTTGGCTGGACGTGGCCCGGACCACCCTCGGGATGTTTGCGTACCTGCAGCGGCTAAACGGGACCATCGGCAACGTCGTGTTGCTCGACGGCACCGGCAATAAGACACTCAACACCCAGTTCAACCAGATTGACCCGACCATCCAGGCGGGAATCATCGATGCGGCGGGGTCGCTCGGCTACGACACGAGCTTTATCCAGAACAACACGCAGGTGCGAGCACTGATCAAGAATTTCGCCGACCAGTGGGGCAGCAAGCCGTTCATCTTTGGATCGCACACCATCTAAGTCATGGCCGTCATCTACTCAGATAGTTTTACCAGGGCCGATCAGAACCCGCTGACCACGCCGTGGACCACGGTGACCGGCGCAACCGCCTGTCAGATCGTCAGCAACAGGGTGCGTGGCGCCTCCGCTTCGGGTACCAGGGCCGAGGCGCGCTACGGCTCGTTCACCCTCTCCGAGATGAAGACGACCATGACGGTCCCGACATTCCAGAACATCGTCGGACCGGCAGCGTTGGTGCGTCAATCTGCAACGACCGCTACGAGTTACGGGCTCTATTGGTCGGATGAATGGAGACTCGCTAAACAAGTCGCCTTTTCTTACACCCAAATCGCCGCCACCACCGGCAACGCTCCCACGGCGGGACAGACCGGCTCGTGCCAGGCGCTCGGCACGACGATCAAGGGCTACGAGGACGGGGTCGAGATTCTCAGCACGACCGACACGGCAATCGCGACCGGGACGTGGGGCATCGATGCCTCGGCTTTCGTCGGGGCGGCCGTCAGCGACTGCGAGATCGACGACGTCGTGCTTGAGGCTTTCGAACCCTTTTTCGTCACGGCAGGCACAGCAGGCGCGGCGGCGAGTGGCAACATCACGCCGGGCACTCCTGGCGCCACCGACCCGCACGACCTTGAGACCAATGACATTCTCATCATGGCCTACCATGGCAGCGACCAGGTCGCCGTCACGGTCAACGCATCCTGGAACCTGATCGTCCAGGGAAACGGCGGAGGCACAACTTCGAGGCTCGGTGTCTGGTGGAATCGCTACACCGGCTCAATGCCGAGCGCTCTTATCACGCATGCTTCGGGGCAGTCGCCGATTGCTGGCATCGCGGCGTTTCGCAACTGCCCGACTACCGGCACGCCTCTCACTGCCGGGACCATCAGCGGCGGCACGGTCGGCACCAACATCGATCACAGCGGCATCACTCCCGGCGGCACGGCTAACGCGCTCCTGCTCGCCATCAACGGCTCAGCCGACGACAATGCCAGGACTCTGCTGGCCGGTTACACCAACGTCTTTCAGAACGCATCCAACAACGCCTTCATCACCGCATTAGGAACCCCCGACGGCTCGGTGTCGATGTTCTTCAAGTCGGTCCCTTTGTCGGCCACCGGCACGGTCACGGTGACACAGTCGGCAGCCGATCCGTGGGCCAGCGTCTTGGTCGCGCTCCACCAGGCCGTTGTTGCCGTTGATGTTCCCATTACTCCAACAATAGGAGCCCTTACTGCAACAGGCATTGCGTCTGTAGTGTCGATTTCGGCACCAAAGGGAACATTTGGACCGACTCGCATCAACGCGGCCTTTCTACCATCGAGGAGGTATGGATCATTTGCCGGCAGGGGCGGCGCAGTTAATTTCCCCATCACTCCATCTGCCGGGGCTTTAATTAGCAGCGGCATTGCGTCGACCGCCAGACTCGCACTGTTTGTTACCCCCCCATTGGGTCAGTTAAACGCATCGGGTATTGTCTCGCCGGTTTCCCGAGGGTTCATTATCGTCCCGCCTGCGGGAGCGATTACCGCCACTGGGTTCGCCCCGGCTGTAGTCAGAGGAACCCTCCTGGTGACACTGCTCGGCAGCGCAGGGTTCACCGGCATATCGTCCACGTTGTTCATGGAGAACATCATACGCGGTCCTCCTGTCACTGCGCTGGCGTTGACAGGCAATCCGCCCATCGTTTCCCAAGGCGCTTTAATTGTACCCCTGGCGGGATCGTTAAGCGCCTCCGGCCTAGTCCCTACTCAGGCCCAATCTTATTTCATTACGCCGCCTAAAGGCGATCTGACGGCGACCGGACTTCTTTCGTCGGTAGTTTCCGGCGCCGGCATCTTGATCGTCCCGCCAGTCGCAAATCTTGCCGCAATCGGCATCGCGGCAAGCACTCGGCAAGCGCTATTTATTACTCCATCTGCTGGAGTTGGATCGTTTGCAGGGACAGCCGGCAGCGCCGGGCTAAGCTATCTCGTCACCCCGCCGAGAGGCGATCTGACATCAAGCGCGTCGGCCCCGAGCGTAGTGTCAAGCGCTGGAATATTGTCAGCGCCCGTGACGATTACCGGCTTTGCGCCAACTCTCAAACTGGAACAATTCATTAGTGTACCAGTCGGGACGTTAACGGCATCCGGCATTGCATCAGGCTTAAGCAAAAGCATCACGCCGCCAGTTGGGAGTCTTGCCGCAACCGGCATCGCCTCATCCCTTGCTCAGGCGATCCTCATTGTTCCGCCAGCGGGGAGCGGATCATTCAGCGGGACTATTCCTTTTTATTTGACCGGCAACGTGGAGCTGCCGCAGACAGGGACACTCTCCTTAACCGGCACGGTCCCGCTGATCCAGCTTGTCATATTCGTTCCAAGAGGTTCGCTCACCTTAACCGGGAATAACGCCAACGTAGTCACCAGCGGGGTGCAGACGCAAAAAACCCAGCTTGGTCCGCGCTTCATCCAGCAGAAACGATACAAGCTCTCGGCCTTCGCCAACAAAGCCGGAAACACAACGTGCACCACGGTTCGCGGAACTCTCACGGCAACCGGATTTGCCCCGACCACTGCCACAGGTGCCGTTCCAGCACGCGGATCGGCGGCGCTTACCGGGTTCTCTCCCGGCGTAAGCATCACCACTTTAGGCGACAGGATCATAACGCCCCCGCGTGGATCATTGTCAGCGACCGGCAGCACCCAGGGCGGGATCATCGGCGCGGTGTCCGCGAAGAAAACCAGGCTCGGGTCAAGATTCCTGCCGATGCGACGCTACGGCAATTTCGGGTCCAAGGCCGGAATCAACATCAGCGTCACTCCGCCATGCTCGGGCGGTGTGCGGATCAATTATCTGGTCGATTCGAACGGCAACTATTTTGTCGATGAGAACGGAAACTACATCGTCAGCTACGATCCGCAGGCCAACACGACGGCGGTGTTTGGCGGCTTGCCTGCGAGGATTCAAGTTTCGGTATTGGCTGGCATCACGATATCCCCGACCCGAGGGAGCTTATCGGCATCATCGACGCCGTCCACGGCGCTAACCGCCCGGTTCATCACACCGCCGAAGGGGGATTTAGCAGCGACCGGGAGAGTTCCGAGCGCCAGCAGGGGATTCCTCATCACCCCGCCAGCTGGATCGCTCAGCGCGACCGGCATTACTTCCAACTTCGGGGTTTCCTACAACATCATCCCTCCTGCGGGTTCAACCCAGGCAACAGGACGGGCGCCGACGATATTCACCGGAGTTGCGCCGGCT